AAGAGAGTTTGGTTCTTGATGTTTAAAGGATCGCCAGAAATTGCTTCGACAACGATGTCCTTTGTAACTCTGTATTGTGCATCTGAGGGTTTGAAAAGAAAGTCTTGAGGTTTGAGAACCTCTACGTCCTCACCATAAAGTGCATGGAACAGAATCTTAAATGATTCATCTGTTCCTTTTGATTGATAAAAGTCTTTTGCTCTACTAACAAACAGTCTTTCGTTTACATCGCCACTTAGTTCTCTCTCATCAAACCCTGGAGTGAACTGTGTTTTAATTTTCTTGAGAAACTCTGCAAACAACAACGCACTCAGGTTGATTACTTTTGTTCCCTGAGTGTGTGCAGCACCATTTGTATTTGAAAATGTAAGTTTATCTGTTGTAGTCAGACTGCTGTAATCAGTAATCCCACTAAATCCTCTAATACAACCAGTGAAAGTATTTCTGGTTTTATCAGTATAGAGGATAACTTCATCATTAATTTGAATCAATCCATACTTTTCTGGAAAATTTGTGGTTCCTAAAATACCACTATTAACATCATACGACACAGAAATAGTAGTATCGCCAAGACTGACATTAGAAGAAAGTTCTGTTGACTCCGCATTGGATGTCAAAGTCTCAAGTTTTAAATACAGATCGATATTCTGTATTAAATCAACAGGAGCTCCTGGATATTCTTGTCCTATGTAATATTGTCTTAAAAAATCAACAATAAGTGGGAAGTCGTCTCTAACATAAGCAGGGAGCTGATGTTCGACAATATCCTGAAGTTGTACTCTCTTTGAATCTGTTGATATCATTTTACTCTATTAATAGGAAGAGCCACTGGATGGACTGGTAGATGTTGATGATGTGCTGCCATATGAACCACTTTGGACACTTGTGGTGGTTCCGCTAAAACCATTTCTTGCTACAATTTCTCCACGTACTAAACTTCCATTTGAGAAACTTGGTGAAACAATGTAGTTGGAACCTGATATATCATTACCAGAAGCAATTCTGTCAGGAATTGACTCAACCGTTGTGCCATTAATATCTAGTTGCAAATAAAGATCCTGTAATCCGATAACATCATTTGAATAAGGAACAGCGGAAATTTCAATGAGAGGGAATCCTCTGTTCAAAAGTGTGGATGTGATATTGATTGGTTTGAGTTTGATTTCACCTTTTAAGTAATCAATCGTTCCAACATTTCTCCTGACTACAGTTGCTTCAGTTGGAGACTCAAGACGCATCAAATCCACTATTCCATCTGCCAATGAATTATTTGGCGTATCCTTTAAATATACAACTCCAGGGATTCCACTTACAGTAAATCCAGAGGATTTAATGTTGTAACCAATCTCTCCACCATAAGTTCCATGTCCATGATTTTTAATGTAAAAACGGTTACCAAAACAAATTTCATATTCGGCAAAACTATTTAATGCCGCTCGCATATCCCTTCTCATCACAACAGATGTGATGTTTGAAGTAATCGCTCGATTACTATCATCAATCATCTTAAGGAACTTAGAATACTTGAATCTTGCTCCAAATTTGTTTAATTCACTTGAGTTGGCATATTGCTCCACATTGTTGCTTATGACGCTTGTGACAGCGTTAGCGGACTTAGCCAGGTTGCTATTGAAGTATGCATTGATATCTGCTTCAATATACAAATACTTCAAATCAATAATCTCAGGAATGATTCCTGCAACCGAATACTGTTTAAGATTTGTTTTAATATTATCCTTAATAGCGTTTGATAAGTACGTACCATTGATAGGTTTGATACTAATATAAACCTTACCAAATTGAGGTGGAGATAACTCCTCCCCACCAAATGCAGATACAGATTCAGTCTCTGCATAAATGCTTGGAATTAAAGTTTCATAATCGCCAGCAGTGACTGCTCTGTGTTGTGATGCATAAATTTGTGCTGCATATTTTTTAACTGACTCTACACTTTCAATCGATGCACCACCAAATGCGGTTGTATTTGTCGTGACAAAGGAGATTCCAGATGAAAGTGCAGTCGCTTCTCTGGATGATGTCAGTTTACCAATGAAATCAAAATTATCGATTCCATTTCCATCTTCGCCATTGGTAATCAGATAACTGACTTGAATATAATTTGAATCTTCTAGTTTATGCCCAAAGACACCATCACCAAAAATAAGTTCATATCTCTCATCTTCAACCTCTTGAACCCAATAAACAGGAGATTCGGAAGTTACATTGAACAAACTACTCGCTTGTGTATACTTACGATTAATATCAGAGTTCTGGTTTGGTTTGATTAGAACTCTAATTGTTGAGACATCGACTCTAGAATTGGGAATGATGAACCTTTGATTTGGTTGTAGAGAGTTAACAGTAAAGTTTGTTGTAACATATGTCCCTTCATAGACATCTACGTTATCAAACAATGCTATATTATCTAATACTGGAACAGTAATATCATCCAGAATAGAGAAAACAAAATTCTCTCTTCTGAATGATGACGTTGAAACAACTGTACCACTATTCAAAGTTACAGTTTCTGGTAAATTAGTATATTCTGTCGCATCTAATGAGAAAGTAATATTTGCTCTCGCTGCTTTTTTGCTTCTTGGCACATATCCAATATTCCTCGCCAGAGACACGACGTTCTCCCTGAGCGTCGCTGAATCCAGAAACACCTCATTAGATACCATATTGGCATTATATGAGGTTATATACGTGTTATACGCCAGCACATCAACTATTTGAGACAGATTAGAGCCCTCAAAATCATAGTCAGTGAAGTTTGAGTTGGATCTAAGGTAGTCTACAATCGATGTTTTTATCTGATCGAAGTCTAAGTTAGCAAAATTAACTAGTGGCATTATCGTGTGGGTTGCAATACGAACGATAATTGTTGTGGTTGTGCTTCAATACCAATGATATTGTACCTAATTGTCACATTCAATTCATTTGAGTCGAAGTTTGGAATACAATCGACATCAAGTAATTCAACTCTGGGTTCAAAAATCTCAATTGTTGTCCGAATTTCATCCTTAATGGACGATGCGGTAATGTAATCAAGACTCTCAAACAATATAGAGTTAACTCTTGAACCTAAATTGTTGTTGAAAAACCTCTCTCCTCTTTCGGTGAGAATGAGATTACGAATAGAACGTGCAATTGCGCTCTCATTTCTGAGTGCAATCAGATCACTTGTCAAAGGATTGATTGTAAAAGACATCGAAACATCTTTAAACGACTTACTGACACGCTGGACTGGCATTAAACACTACAATTCTACCTTATTTAGACTCTTTCTCTTCAAGATTTTCACGCTCTTTTTAAAATTCGTTGAGTGTCATTGGTTCGCTCTGAGAAATCACTTCATCGACTATAAAAAGTTCAGTCTCTTCAAGTGAATCTCGTTTTTTGGGAGTTTTTTCGTCGTTTGAAATTTCACGAAGCATCTTCTGATGCTGATCATTAGCTAAGTTGTCTAAAAAATCTGTCATTTTTAAAAATTAGGGGTTTCTTTTTCTGTTGTATCACTATTTAATTCAATAGATTCACGCTCTTTTGCAGTCTTCCAGAAATATTCATCCTCCCTACCCATTCCAAGACGTTCATAACCATTTTCAACACTATAATACTGAGTTGAAACTTTAAAATCAGGCATTTTTGGTTCAACAGGTGTTAAACTGTTGTCAAAAATACGCATTCTGTTGTTTGGATACAGTGCATACTGTCCATTTTCCAACTCAATCAAGTTATGTGACTTATGTTCTGCTGGATTTTCACTTGTTGCATAGTCAACTACATCAGGATCTTGATGATAGTTATCTAATGTACAGATGTATGTACCTTTTTGAATACCAAAGTCTCTTGTATACAGTTCATAGTCCATGGAACCAACGAATTGCTTCTGAACAGCAACTACACCATAGTCCATACAGTTCCAAAACTGTAAGTTAGGTAAGTCCATATCAGGAGTTGGTGTCTCTGGATCACTTACAAAAGCACTGATAGGCAATTTATCATACATTGCTGCATATTCTGGTAAGTATGTCTCAAAATAAAAAGCGCGTCCAGGAATCGACTTAGCCGATACCCAAACGCCCTTTACAAATTCCCCGTGTCCACTTTGATGATCTGTAAGATATTCTTTTCTTACCCAAACTTCAGTTGATGGTAGGTTGCAAATAAGTGCTGCCATTTACATAACGTAACTTCTGCACTATTTACCTTGCCCCCGATATCGTTTTTTACCTTTATTACGTGAAGTTGGTGACAATAGAGTATATTGTGAACGTCCTTGACGAGTCTTCTTGGGTTTACCTTTAATGTAATTACCGTTTTTCATCATTGCCATTGTAATAATCTCCTATCAAATAACGCGAGTCTTTTCATGTCCAACACGGATGCGAGGATCACACCAGATTTCAAAACCTAAGTCTTTTGCATCAAGACAGAATGAAACGTCTTCACCACACATATCTTGTACATCACCAGATTCAAAGACTTGCATCTTAGGTGCAAACCAAGGATATTCCATCTTTTCAAATACACCGTTCTTAATCATTACCCAACCAAAACCAGTATAGTCAACAGTAAAGGGCTTCTTACGCTTACTAATAGATTCAAGTGTTTCATGATTCATGACACCACCGTTCTTACGGAAGTCATCTTCTTCCAACCAGTGTGCAACAGATGTAGTACGTCCGTCTTCAGTACAATACCAACCACCAGCAATCTCTTTCTCGCTACCATCTTCTCCAATTGACATGTCGCACAATTGCCAGAACTTATTACTATCAAAGACAATATCACTATCAATCCATAGTTGGTAATCATATGTCAACTTACCATCCCATGGAATTTGACTTGGCCCACGTAGAACATTTGCACCCAATACCTTACAACGTGCAAAGTTAACCATTGATGAGTAGTCTTGACTAATCTGAATACTCATTCCATTCTGTACCATATCAAAGCACAGTTGTACAAAGTTCTTCAAGAACGTGAATGAGCACCCACGTCCAGGTAGACAGAACACAATACTCTTACCTTTCATCCGTGCTTTAATCGCGTCAATATCAAACTCCTCTTTCTTTTGCTTCTGAGGAGCAACAGTCTTTACGGTAAATCCTTTTGCCATTTGATTAATGTGGTTTCAGTTCAATTTTAACAGTGTATGTATGTAATGTCAATATGAAGATTCTAATCCGTGATGTACGGTTAACTCTTCATATGTCAAATCATTTTCATTGTAGTCCGTTCTTAAGAGTCCAACCATGAGGGTTAAATCTCTCCATATAACATTAAATTGTTTCTCACTTAAATTAGAATACAATACAGTATCCTTTGCATAGATGTGATATACTTTATCTTTGTTCATTGTCCTCCAATAACTCTACTATCTATTCGAGACTTCGCGCCCCTATAGGACATTAAAATTTTTCCGAGATTTTTTTTAGATACCCCTTAACTTGTAAGTGCATTGTATATAATTACAATTAAAAACCCTATTAAAACTCCGAGGGGTTTGAGCATTTTCCCAGGATGTCGTATTAACCATCCTGCAAGTATAACTCGCCAAAAGTTCCAATAAGGTGATACTTTGTTTCTTCTTTCAGACTGTTCTCTCATGATGTCGGAATTAGTATCAATGTTTCGGAATGGTGCGAAGAAAGATAAATCGAAATATTTCCGAGAAACTGATTAGTCTTCCGATGCACTCTTAATACCTACAATAATATTCAATAATACTCTCAACCTTCTGGGAGTATTTTTTATGGGCGGGATTTTTTTTATTGAAGAGGAATATCGAAAGCGTTTTGTCACCTCTGTAGGTTGGATGGTACCTTAATTATTATATCACGCCCCCATAACATAACAACGCAATAACGCATAATAACTGTATATTAGCACGGAGACTGATTGATGTCAACCCCCGTG